ACCATTATTATTATTTACAGAAGAAGAACAATGGCAGTACGGCAATACTACTTTTGAAAATGTTAGTTCGCCAATTACAACGGCCCTTGATGATCCATTAAATACCAATATTATTGCAACTGAGTTAAGTGTTTTTCAATCAGCAGCAGACAATCCTATATTTTTTAAAGCAGGTAGAAATGAAAGAAATGAAAGATGTAGATTTTTTAATAATATGATTTTTGTAAAAGGAAATTACAGTGCAATTAAAGATATTACAGATGTTACTTCTAGTTTAGCAGCAAAATATCACATACAAAAAACTGGACTTAGCCTTAACCTTTCTCAAAATTCATTATCTGATAAAATTAAAATTGCATTTTCTCTTGTAAACAAAAATGCTTCTAGTTATACAAATCCAGATAGTGTTAAAATAATTTTAGAATTTATAGATAGCAACAACAAATATGCAAGATGTTTAATTGATTTAGTTGATGATGGAGATGTTATTGATTTTGACGCTAATAGATATTTTGCAATTTCAAAAACATTGGGAAATTTTGTTTTAGAGCAAGGTTTTTCCTGGGCAACAATTAGAACTGCAAAAATCTATTCATGTGTAGTAACTTCAGCAGCAGTAGTTGATACACACTACATTGCTTTTGACGCAATTAGGTTTGATAATGTAAATACAGTTAATCCTTTGTATGGATTGGTTGGATATACCGTTGTTCAAAATGCAGATGCAGAGCCAATAACTAAATCTACAAATACAAACAATTATGTTGAATTTAGAATGGCTTTAGATATTGGAGTTATTGGGGATACTGCTTAATGGTAGATAAAGGTATAAAAAAAATAAAAATATTAAAAAAAGATTTACCACCAGTAAATTCTGAAAATAAACACGTTTTAAGATATAGAGTTATCTCTGATGACTTTAATAGAACATCAGCATGGTCTAAAATTTATTATGTTGATTCAGTTCCACTAAATGGTCTTACTGCAGAAGTTACGAAAAATGCAGTAACTGTTTCTCCTGTTGCAGGAACAATTTCTGTTAGAACTGCAGACTCTAGAGGCAGAGCAAAACTTGATATTTTTATTAAATATGGATCAGACCCATATTCTTATCATGGTACAACTAGCGAAACAGTTCTTTCTGGAGATAAAACTACAACAACTTATACTTTTGCTAATACAGCAAGTTCGGCAACAACATTAACAATTGCAATTCAGCCAGAGGGAATTACAAAAGAAAGAATTACAGCACTAACTCTAGATACTAAATTAATTGCAATACCGTAAGTTAAATGATATAATGGAGGAATCATGGGAAGATTAATCGTACCACAAAGAGGGCAACCTTTAGACGTTTCATATGTTTATGACATTGTTTCAGCCGTCAATGAACTTGCTGATAGATTAACAAGTTCAGAAAATGGAATGCTTAAAATTATTGCAGAGGATGGACTTCCTAGCACGGTGCCAACAAGTAGAATGAGTGTGTTTGCAAAAACACATGTTCTTGGCACATCCAAGAGGGTTACAGCAGGACAACAAGAAACATTTCCAATTACTTATAATTTTAAATATCCTCCAACAGTAGTCGCTACTCCTTTTGATAGTACAAATACTTCAGCAGGTCAAGACGTTTCAGTAGTTATTGCATCAGTTACAAATACAAATGCTTCTTTTATTGTAAGGTATAACACTGAAGGAGTTACATCAACAAAAATTAATATTATTGCCATTGGAATACCAAATTAGTGAAGTGTTCAAGATGTGGTGGTATTGTTTTTGTTGACAGACAATACAGCACAAAAGAACACATTGAAGTGTACTGTGTAATTTGTGGTAAAAGAAAATTTTACCATCCACCAGACAGCAGCAAAGAGGGATCATGGATTCTACAACAGGAAATATTGAGGGCCAAAACTACAATCAGTCCGCTATAGTTTCAGGTAATAAAACTATTTGGTTTTTAAATAATGATTTAGTCAAGGTGCATCACAGAAACAGATCAGACGGAATTGTTGCGCTTTATAATATAAATAAAGATAGGATTGAAACTTGTTTTATTGCGGAATTTAAAAAGAAAAGAGAAAAGGCATATACTATTGGAGAAACTGCTATACTTATTAACAGACATAAAAAGTATATTCCTACTCTTATTAAACGTGGAACAATTCCAGCACCAATAGGATCTAGCATAGGTGGAAAGCGTGGCTGGCAGATAAGATGTTATTATTCAGAAAGTCACATAAGGGAAATAAGGGACATATTGGCATCAATTCATATTGGTCAACCAAGAAAAGATGGCCTTGTAACAAACAACATGACTCCTACTAAACAAGAGTTGACTAGGAGAATGGGCGATGGTATACTTACATATACGAGAACTGAAGATGGACGCTTCATTCCAATCTGGTCTGAATCTATCTAACTACTGAATGGATGTAAAATGGAAAACGATAACACTAAGGTTTCTGTAACTTTAGGCTACACACTTAATCTTGGAAACTTCCAATCATTAAGACTTGATCTTGGAGTTGTTGACTCTAAGAAAGATGGAGAGACAACTAATGAAGCAATGGAACGTGTTTACAAGTTTGTTGAAGATAAACTAACTGACAAAATCAACGAAGCCAAAGCAGAAATTTCTGAGTAATGCCAGAGCGCAAAGACCGAATGGCTTTGCTTTCAAGGTATAGTAAATACCACAAAGAAAGATATGATGTAAAGCCATCAATGAATCTTAACGTTGAGCAATGGGCAGCAGATGCTCTTATTCAGTCGTATGGAATTGAAGAATGCTACGATATTTTAGAATACTATTTTAAAGTTACTGAGAGTCCATCTTGGAATACTTTTGCATACCAGGCAGAAAAAATTATTAAGGCTAAAAAAGATAAAGATCAAGATGATGTAGAACGTGCACAGAGAAGGTTAATGGCAAAGGAGTGGCTCAATGGCTAGCATTGAATCAAAGGTATTAAATGCAGTCTTAAAAGATAAACAAATTCATGTTTTATTACAAGCAAATGTTGACGGACTTCTACGAACACATCTAGATGTATGGACATTCATTAGAAAATATTTTGAGGCAAACAGTTCTGTTCCACCACTATCTTTAGTAATTGAAAAGTTTAGAGATTTTGAAGTAGTTGATGATGTTGGAGCAACCAAGCACCACCTTTCAGAATTACAAGGTGATTATTTAAATGATAGTCTTAAAACAATTCTACGTTCTGCAGCAGGAGAAGTACAAAGTGGCAACTCAGTAGTTGCCCTAGACTCTTTAATTACTCAAACCTCAGAACTTAAAAAGAATACATCCTCCGTTAGAGATATTGATGCCACTGACTTTGAATCCGCTGCTGCTTACTTTGATCATTTGCGTAAAATGGAAGAGGCTGGGATTACAGGGATTAAAACTGGATTGCCAGGATTTGATAACTATCTTCCAAGTGGTATTGCTCCAGGCCAACTGGGAGTGTTTTTAGCCTATCCAGGCATTGGTAAGTCATGGCTTGCTCTTTATTTTGCGGTACAGGCATGGAAGCAAGGCAAAACCCCATTAGTAATCAGCCTTGAAATGTCTGAAACAGAAGTTAGAAACCGTGTATTTACAATTATGGGCGAAGGTCTTTGGTCACACAGAAAGATTAGTCAGGGTCATGTTGAGCCAGAGATGTTTAAAACTTGGCACAAAGATAAGGTTGCTGGAAAGAATCCATTTCATATTATTTCAAATGATCAGGGTGGAGAGATTAGCCCATCAGTTCTACGTGGAAAAATAGATCAATACCGTCCAGACTTTGTTATTGTTGACTACCTACAGTTAATGAGTCCAAACCAGAAGTCAGATAACGAAACAGTAAGAATGAAAAACCTTTCTCGTGAACTAAAGTTAATGGCTATTGGAGAAGAAGTTCCTATTATTGCGATATCTTCTGCAACACCAGATGATGTAAATGACCTTAGTAGTGTTCCAACACTTGGACAAACTGCCTGGTCAAGACAGATTGCCTATGATGCAGACTGGGTAATTGCACTTGGTAGAGCAACTAACAGCGATATTATTGAATGTGCCTTTAGAAAAAATAGAAATGGCTTTATGGGTGAGTTCCTAGTTCAAGTTGACTTTGACAAAGGTTATTATCGCTACAAGGATTATGAAGATAAGCAGTTATAATAAGATGTGTCAATTCATCATAAGCCTATAAAATGTTTTAAACTAGATGGCAACATCAAGGATGAGTCAGACATCTATAGACTAAAAGAAGAATATATTAGAATATTGTTAGTACAAATGAGAGAAAGTGCCTATGTTCCAAGAATTGACATAGACCCAGACTTTACGGTATACTACAATGAAAGCAAAAACTGGTTTGAATTTAAATTGACGGTATATGGAATCTACGTAGGGAAAAAGAATATTGAATGGATGATCGCAGCAGACGGGTACAATCCGATATATATACAGAAGACCAAATTAAAAGAGTTCTCATCGGCTCTGGAATCACAATACAATCAGAAGTAGATTCCGACTACATAATTTTCTGTCCATATCATAATAACAACAGGACTCCTGCTGGAGAAGTATCAAAAGAAAGTGGATTGTTCTTTTGTTTTGGATGCCAACAAGTGGCTAACCTACAAGAATTAGTAATGAAAATGAGCAACAGATCATATTTTGAAAGTTTGCGGTACATAAAAAGTAAAGAACAAGAATCTGACATTACTCAAATAGTAGCAAAACAACTATACACCCCACCTGTATTTGTACAGTACGATGAAGTTATTATTAAAAGACTGAACTCACAAGCACTTGAATCACCAAGAGCAATGAGATACTTTGATGGAAGACTAGTAACTAAGTCATCAGTTAACAAGTTTAATTTAGGTTATTCAGAGAAGCAGGACATGGTTACAATTCCAGTTCATTCCCCAGAAGGAATGGTAATTGGTTTTGTTGGTAGAAGTGTTGAAGGAAAAGATTTTAAAAATACTCCAGGACTTCCAAAAAGTAAAACTTTGTTTAATCTACATAGGGTAAAAGCAAATGACAGGGTGTATGTTGTAGAGTCTTCATTTGATGCCATAAGATTAGATCAAGTTGGAATGCCAGCAGTGGCTACGCTTGGAGCAACTATTTCAAAAAGTCAAGTAGAACTATTAGAAAAATATTTCAATGAGATTTATTTAATAGCAGACAATGACGATGCTGGAAAATCAATGTCTAAAAAAATGATTGACAAGTTAAAGTCAAGGGTATCAATAATAACATTAGATACCAAGTATAAAGATATCGGAGATATGCAAGACTCTGATATACTTATGTTACAAGGCAAATTTGACAACTCAATATTGTCAATGCTACAATAAACATACAAACAAAGGAGAAAAATATGAGCGTAGTAAAGGGACTAAAAAATATCAACGCCCTGCTCGACAAACCAAAATACGATGAAAACTCACCAAAGGTAAGATGGCTTAAACTTGCTGATGGACAATCAGTAAAGATTCGCTTTATTGAAGAACTAGACGAAGACTCTGCAAATTATAGTGCATCTCGTGGTCTATCTTTAGTTGTTAAAGAACACGTAAATCCAAAAGATTACAAACGCAAAGCAGTAGATACTATGGAAACAGAAGGTCGTGACTGGGCAGAAGAAATGCACCGTAAAGACCCAAAGGCTGGATGGCGTGGTCGTCTCCGCTTTTACTGTAACGTATTAGTTGATGATGGAATTGAAAAACCATACGTAGCCATTTGGTCTATGGGAATTAGCAAGCAATCATCCTTTAATACAATTCGTGAATATGCACTTGAGACTGGTAGCATTTCAAATGTTGTTTGGAAAATGAAGCGTAATGGTCAGGGTACTGAAACAAATTACACAATGATTCCAGCAGCACCAGACAAGGAACCATTTGATTGGGCAGGAATTGAGCCATTTCCAATTGAACTTGCACTTCGCAAAGTTCCTTATGCAGAGCAAGAAGCCTTCTATTTAGGCTTTGACTCACCATCAACTACTTCATCAACCAACACAGATTGGTAGTATGAACTACGCAGGATTGCACGTACACACTCACTATTCTCTGTTCGATGGAATTGCAACTCCAGAAGAGTATCTAAGTCGTGCCGTAGATCTTAAAATGCCAGCATTGGCAATAACAGATCACGGCACACTTTCAGGACACCGTGAGTTTTATCGTACCGCAAAATCCAAAGGCA